TTTGAATACCTCCAGTAGGTAGATAGTCTCACGTAAGTCCATAGACGTTGTAGCCTTAGCTGTTAGCTGCTCCTCTGGAGTCCAGCCAATTACCAGTACATGCTCAAAGTCCCCTTTACAATCCTCCAGTACTTCATCAGCAGTAGCTTGTGTAGGCATTAGGTTAATTACGTTACTCATTAAAATGTGTCTCCAATACAATCAGCTTGTCTTCTGCTTCAGCAATCTTAGCAACTAAGGTGTCCATAGTCTCAATCAAGTTACCATGCTCACCTACGCCTACAGGATTGTCTAGGTAGTTCTGCACCTCTGCCTTGTACACATCTATCTCAGCGTTGTACAGGCGCTTCATGGCTTTAATCTTAGGATCTATCACTGTATCCATCCTCCAGTAATTCTTTGTACTTGTTTAGGTACTCTTTGTAACTCAAGGGTGCCTCCTCCTGTTTAATCTTATTGCTCATGTAGCTAGACCACATCTGCATACAGTAGTTACTAAACAACATGATCTTGTCATCCTGTTCCTTATAGTATACCAGATAGTCATGCCAGTTGGTATACTTTTTTAGCTCAGGTATGTAAAACTTAGCTCTGTACGCTGGGTGGTCATCCTTCACAGCTTAGACACTCCCCGTCCTCTAGGTTGATTCTAGGTATCTTGATGTTAACATTCTCTGTATTTCTAGCTGCTGTAGAGCGCAGGTAATACATAGATTTGAGTTTGTTAGCTCCTGTCCAATGTACACTGTTAACATACTCCAGATACTCATCATGTACCTCCTGTGGTGCTGTAGCTGGTGGTGGCTCAAAGAATAAGTTTACTGACTGTGCTTGGCAGACGTACTTCTGTCGCTGGTAGGCATGTTCAATGATCCAGATCTGATTGAGTTCTGGTGCTGTCTTAAATACTTCCTTCTCTTCTTCCGTGAGTTCCTCCAAGTCTTTAACAGAGCCTTCATCAGCAGCAATATCTTTCCACGTTTTCTCTGTGTTAATACCTTTGGTTTCAAGTAGTTGCTCCAAGTATTTGTTTTTTACTTTGTATGACCCTGTCAGCGTCTTGTGCGTAAATACGTTAGCCCTCGTAGGCTCAATAGAAGGGCTTGTTCCACCACATATAATACTAGAACTAGCATTAGGGGCAATAGCAAGCAGATGGGAATTACGCAGGCCACTACGAGCCATGTCAGGAGCCTCCCCACGGTCTCCAGCCAGACGCCGGGAAGCCATCGTAGCTCTGTCTTTGATTGTTTTAAACGCTCTATTGTTAAAGCTGGAGGCGTACATTCCTTCAAAAGGGATTCCATTACGTTGAAGGTAACTATGAAAACCCATCGCTCCAAGACCAACCGCACGTTCTCTATATGCACTATAAGCGGCTTTTGTAAACCCTGTTTTAGCTGGTTCCACATTCTCTAAAAACTCCCGTCTGCTCATGCCAGTCTTGGGATAGCTATGGCTACCACCTGTGGCGTTATCAATGAAGTGTTCAATGGTATTGTCAAGCATTGTAATGAGATCATCAATAAACAGTTCATCGTCCTTCCATTCATCAAAGTACTCTAGGTTGACACTAGACAAGCAACACACTGCTGTGCGTGACTCACTGGTCGGTAGGGTAATCTCAGAGCATAGGTTACTCTGGCGTACCTGTAGCCCTAGCTCCTTCTGTTCCTCCGGTAGAGCCTCATTACAGCGGTCTAGGTTAACAATGTAAGGTTCACCTGTCTCTGCTCTGGTGTGCACTAGCTGCCACCACAAGTCTCTAGCGGATACAGTCTTGACTGCCTGCTTAGACTTAGGGTCAATCAAGCGCCACTGGTCATCATTCTTCACAGACTGTAGAAACTCATCTGTTACTGTGATACCGTTGTGTAAGTTAAGACACTTACGATTTAGATCACCACCAGTAGTCTTACGCATAGCAATGAACTCTTCAACCTCTGGGTGGCTGATGTCCATGTACGCTGCATAAGACCCCCTACGAGTTACACCTTGGTTAAAGGCTAGCATCTGGCTGTCCACTACGTGCATGAAAGGGATACTACCAGTAGACTGACTGCCGTTAGCAGTAGAAACGCCATTACTTCTAACATCACCCCAATATCCGCCCAAGCCTCCACCTCCACTTGCCAGCCATATGTTCTCATCATAGTGGTCAGATAAACCACGCCTTGAGTCAGGAACATAATTGAGAAAACAGCTAATAGGGAGGCCACGTGTGGTTCCCCCGTTACTAAGTATAGGAGTGCTAAAACCGAACCAACTCTTGCTTGCGTAGTTGTAAAGTCGCTGTGCAAGATCGTAGTCAGTAGCGCCTTGATACGTTGCACCGTAGACGGACGCTCTGGCAAAGGCTTCTTGGGCATGTGTCTCATCTCCCCACAAGTATCTGTCCTTCAGTGTCTCTAGTGAGAACACATTAAGGTCTTCATCTCTGTCGTAGTCAATCTGGATACCTAGGTAATCCTGTAGTCCTGTCTTATTTGTCACCCGGATGCTCCAGCAAATAGTTAATCATTCTTTCTTCGTACCACCTAGCTTTACGTAGGTCTTCAATAGGTTTGCCTTTGTATCTAAAGCGCCACATGTACTTCAGGGCATTGCCACGTAGGTAGCCAATGTACTCATCATGTGTAAGCATACCTTGGATAGCATCAATACACTCCATGCCACCATTGTTGTAATGCTCTGGTCGGTTTACTGCGTCGTAACTCTTAACCATAGCTTCCTCAGAGAACACTGGATGTTCATTGGGTGCGTTGTCATCGTCATAGATACGGTTCCAAGCCTCAGCTATACTAGCTTTACTGTTGCGTAGTCTATCCCATTCCTCTGGTGTTGCGTTATCAATACTCATCTTGTTCTACCTCTGATTCATCTTCGTCTACAGCTTCCTCAAAGTCCTGTAGGCGGGTAATAAATTTATCTTCAAACCTGTCCAGTAGTTCCTCAGATGTAATGTCCAAGGCTTCCAGCAAGTCTTCAGGGTCATAGCGTTTAAGGATACGCTCTATTACTTCATCCATTGTTAGTGACATGGTCTACATACTCATCCACTGTGTAAAATTCAAAACCTTCTTTATGGCACCACTGGCCCATAGTAATCTTAGAACCCTTCCTGACCTTCTTGTTTGGGTCTGACAGGACAAAGATTAACTTTATGGGTGCAATACTGTCACGTATTGACGTATACTTCTGGGTGTCTCCTGCTCTAAAGAAACCTTTAGTTTCTATGTAGTCTCCTGTCTTCTTATCTACAAAGTCTGGCTTGTACTTCCTGTGCATCACGTAGGGTACATCATATGGCTCATACAAGTACCTACGTTTAGGTGCTGACTGTGCAAATCGTTTCTCTAGTCCAGACCTGTAGATGCTCTGCTTACGTGATCTCTTGGACTTTAGGCTCATTAGCCACCTCCGTTAAGTATCTTGGCCCTGTGGAGTACAGGAATGTACGTAGCTTAGGATAACAAGCATGTTTGAAGTGGCAGTAGGAGCAGCCCATAGCCAGCTTCTTGTTACCCGACTTACCATCAGGTACTGTATCATGACACAAGGGTGGAGGCTCTTTAGTTTCCACCATCTGCTTAACGTGTTTAATGCGATCCGTTATATCTTCCTTCAGAACCTCATAGACAGGAGCCTGTGTATCCTCTAGGTCATACTTCAGATAAGTCAAGTGACCATTAGCTTTGTCCATAGCGAGCCAGCCTACCTGTGTTTCACCTTCAGACTTAGCGTATCCTTTGATTTGGTCTATGTACCCAAAGGGGTCATCAAATGCAAGTGTAGCATCCTTGAACTTCTTGAAGCCATAAGTGCTGGCAGACTTAACGTCAGTCACTATGCCATCAATTTTACAGTCCATGCTACCTGAGATACCTTCTACGGTTGCCTGTGCCTGCTCATGTGTCACTGTATGGCCTGCTAGTCTAGCAAACAATAGCAACATCTCCTCAATCAAATGACCGTACATGAACTTCACAAGAGTGTGAGGCTGCATCTTCTCCTTTGGCCCTACATTGTTGTAATGGTTCCACAGGAACCTGTCGGTCTTACCAATGTTGGACATGCGTAGCTTACGTGCATCAAACCTACCACGTTGGGTAAACTCTTTACGCATAAGATCCTTACATGCTTCACCAAAGTCATCAATGATCTGCTCTGCGTCCACTGCTTTATCAGGTGACTTAAACTTTACAAGATCGTAGATGTCATCTATTAGGGTGTTAACTGTTTTCATCAAAGTATCCATCTAGTATTTCTTTAGCTACTGGTGCAGCAATTACAAACCATTCGTTCTTACTGCCATGAGTTTTCCTTAGAAGCTCATGTATCTCACTTTCTGCTTTACGCCTGTCATCAGTGTCATAGGCTTTTATCAAGATGTAGTCTCTGTATGGGCTACCTGTCTGAAACTGCTTTAGCCTGTCCTCTGCATCTATTGCCATGCCTATCTTAACCCAGCTAGGGTAGGCTGGGCTGTACAGGATGTACACTTGTCCTTGCTTTGCAATCTTATAGTTATCTAAAGACTCAAATGCTGCATCACCAAAGGACTTGTAAGTTCCGGGTTTGTACAGAGGATGTTTTTTGGAGATGTGTTTACCGTTTACATACATCCTTCGTTTATTTCTTTTATTTCTACAAGGATTGCAAAGACGAACCCCTTGTTTTAAATCGCTTCCAAACCAGTTTTCCTTTGGTACTAAAAGTACCTCACAGTCTTTACACTCCTTAGTGAGTCTCTGCCCAACTACTTCCAACTTGGTAGTCTCCTGTGAGCTTACAGTTGAGTCCCAGTTCAATTCCTGCTGCTTCCAAGCAGGAGACTGCAAGTCTTCCGTACTTGTCTGCTTGGTCTTCTCTAACTTCTGCTTGTACTTCATCATGGATATTCCCCACAAAGTAATAGTCTAAGTTCCATAGTATAGCATACTCCTGTAGTAAACACAAGGCTTTTTTCATTACAATAGCGCCTGCACTTTGAAGCAATGTGTTCAAGGCTGAATGTTCTGACCTTATGTGTAGCTTCCTACCGTCTAGTCCTTCAATGACTCCTTGGGCTGAGTCTCTTGCAGTCTTGTCTTTAAGAGATGCAAATGCTGGGAGATTACGCATAAATCGTTCTCTAAGTTTGCTACCAGCACCTCTGCCTCCTCCTGCCACTGTTCCAAGTTTAGCATCTCCAGCACCGTACAGGAGTGCGTAGATGAAAGTTTTAGCCTTATCTCTTGATTCAAGTCCTGCAAGGTGTTGGTTAGCTGTGTGGATGTCTCCGTTAATGACTTCATTGGTGTAGTCCTTATCGTTCATGTAGTGGGCTAACATACGTAGCTCTAAGCCACTAGCGTCAAACCCTACAAGTTTGTACCCATCTCTAGCAATCCAACACTGTCGGCATTCTTTGCCATACGGTGAGTAGCTTGCAGGTACTTGGGCCAAGTTAGGTTTAGAGTGTGTCATCCTACCAGTGACAGCACCATTGGTATTTACATAGCCATGCACTCTATCTGTGTCTGGGTTAGCTTCATCTACCCATGACTGCACTTGAGCCACACGCTTTTGTAACATCAGGTACTCAGCTATCAACGCTGCCTGTGGTATGTCCTTGACAGTAGACAGTACTGCTTCATCTACTATTGGCTGACCTGTAGGGGTTAGCTTGCAAGGCTCCCATCCAAAGTCCATTAGGTACTCACCTATCTGCTGTCTTGAGCCAAGGTTAAATGGCTTAAGCATCTTACGCATGAAGGGAGTCCTGTCACCGGACTGTTGTACCTTCTGGTATTCTTCGTCAGTGAGTCCTACCTTAGACAGGCTGCCATCCTTCTTGGTCTTTGGCACTACCTGTTTAACGTCCACCCACTTAGGTTTGAATACCTTATGTACTTCATCCTCTACAACCAGCTTGCGTTCCTTCAGGGTAGCTAACAAGTCCATAGCATGTCGTATGTCCAATAGCCAGCCATTACGTATCTGCTCTTGAGTTATCCACTGCACTTCATGTTCAAGGTCAATGGACTCTGGGCTAAAGTTACGTAGCTCTAGCTTCATCTTGTTGTATGCCTTAGCTGTCACACGGACATC